ACACAATCCCTTCCTCAGCAACAGGCACTCCATGCCATCGTCTGCATCTAAGTCAGGCACAGGTGAAAGGTCCATCTCTATTGTCTCACGGTCATGCTTGACCATCCAGTAGAGGTAGTCGAGTGCTTCAGTTTCCATCAGATTTCTCCTACGTTGATTGCTGCCTCGAGCATGTTGCGTTCACTTGAACTCAGGCGAGGGAAGTCTTTCTCTGGGAAGTTCTCACCGAAGACACACCGCGCCGCCCACAAGACCATCAGCCTCCTGATTTGGTGACGGTGGTTGTCTCGATCAGCTCGTATCTTTGCCTCCCACTCAGCTACGGTTAACTGTTTCGTCTTGCTTTCCATCCTTTCCATCCTCCTCCTTCTTGAGAGCCTCTCTCACAGACTCCAAGTATACGTCTCTCATCTTCTGCATGGCGTGCATCACACCATCAAGAAAACCTGCGTCGTAGTCAGTCATTACTAGCTTCTACCCAACCCGTGCCAGTGCGGTCGGGTATCAGTGTGATCTCACGCGCACCTTGACTGGCGAACCTGCGCCCAGCCATACGCATGGAGTTGAACGGGTCGCCATCCCTGTCCAAGTTCTGCACCTGAACAGAAACATTCGGGACTCCGAGTATCGAAGTCGTTACCAGTGGAGAGTCAGTCATCAAAGTGCTCCTTCCATTGTGACATCTCGCTTGAGATGCGTTGGTAGTCATCTTTCAATTTACTGAGGTATTCAAGATGATCCTCGATGAGACATCTCTCAGCCTCTTCACGAGAGTCGTGAGCAGTATCGCAATCAGCACCTATCCCTGATTCTTCGTGCTCGTGGCACCAGTAGGAGAAAGTCGGCATTGCCATCCAAAAGACGCCGCCGATTATCTTACCTCGGTATACAAAGTCAGCCATCACCATCCTCCATGTGTAATCTCACAGTTCATCATCTATCTCCTCGATCAGCCGCGCGACGGAGTAGAGCACGTGCACCTCTGTATCTCTGGTCCTCCCCAAGCACACATCCGCAACAGTCACGGGCTTTTGATTGTGGAGAGGGACATCAGACACACGCTGATGGTCTTGTGGTGTCTTTGACATGGTCAGTTCCCCTTGCTTGCCTTGCTCACATCTACTCGCTCAACCTTCGTGAGACCCGCAATCCTGTAGACCTCACGCATGTGCGGCGGATTGATTTGCCCACCGTTGTAGCGGAACGGAATATGCTCGGCATTCCGCTTGCCCCGCATGGTTCTGTTCTCGTTCCGAGCTTGACCGCGGCCCGCTCTTGCTCCGTGCTTGCTCATCCGTCATCTCCTCTTGTTGGCCCATCCACGTCTGGGATGGATGCTATTGGGCGCGTGATCTTGCGGGCCACTGCACATACGTCCTCCGGCTTTCCATTCAGCTTTCGACGCATACCTGAATACACCAGATGACACGAGTTCCGCAGCATTCTTGTCACTGGTCCTGAACACCTCATTTTCATAAGGCTCAGGCAACAGTCCAGTTCCTTTAACACACTTCATAAGTTCTCCTTCCTCCATGTGTCAGTCCAGCATACACCCTACGTGCACACTAAAAGACCGCTGACTACTGGCGTTGTAAATCAGCGGCTAGTTAGCAGTCACGTTTCTTGTTGTCGTTAGCCGACCGAGGCCAGACCCTTGTGATCGACCTGATCCATGAGCGGCTGCTCACCATCGGCCCGACGCTCGAATTCGGCAGTCACGGCGGCGTCAATGGTGGCCTGCTCCAGATCAGGGTCAGCCTTCAGGGCGCGAGACACCAACGACTTGACGGCCTTCGCCAGATCGAATTCGGTGTCGCTGCTTTCGGCGCGCTCGACATCGAGGAAGAACAGATCGCCGGAGGCAACACCCATGTCGATGGCCTCCCGGTCCTTGTTCCGCACCTCGCACTTGACCTTGCCACCGCCGACATCTTCGACGCTGACCTTCAGGTGCTTGCTGATCCACCTCATCATGGCGGCACGCTTCATGCCGGTGTTCCACGAATTCTCGACGGCCCAGCCAAGCAACGACGTATCACCGTGGGCAATGTAGTGCTTGCCGCACTCCACCAGCCAGCGATGGACACGCATGTTGCTGTTCGTGACGGCCTTGACGATCGCAAGGAAATCACGCTTGAGAGTCGCAGTTCTTTTCGCCATTTCAAGTTTCCCCTTCCTAGAGGTTGCTAACAGCGCGCACCGGGATGATGCACACTTCGAGCAACCCCCGAGTAGAGGGCGAGTGTCTACGGATGAATGATCGCATTACACGTCCAAACCCAGACCAATCAGGGATTATTGTTCGCACCGCATCTACCAGTATTTGGCATGTAGTTGCCCGAGAGGATCGCACCCCTGCTCGCGCTCTACCTATACCACTGGTTAATCCAGCGATTGGCTTGCACCCCACGTCTTCGGTCGAACCCCCATCAAAATGGTAAAGACTAAGCGCCAGCAGGTGAGTTGCCCGAAGGCGCGTCTGTTGCTGTTGCCACAGTCAAAGGTGACTTGACCCCGTGTTTCCCCTCGCCCATGAGATATGGGGCTGATCTGCTTATCGTCCTATGGGGACAGGACGGCTAGATTTGCTAACGAATTACATTCCGCGAAACTCGGCTGCGCGGGCAGGTTTTCCCGCAGTGTATGTCCGCCCATTGTGGCGATGCTGCGGTTGCCCGTGATGCGTCTGCAAAACGTGGTCGGTGTTGACAAGGGTCTGATGGTGCGCCCGTAGCAGGAATTCCCGCGCCTTGCGACCAGATGCGAATTTCATTTCGCGCCCCTGCACAACCAAGGTTTTCCAAGCCATTGCTTGCCCTCTCGTGCCTAAGTCCGTGCCGGGACTTGCCCCGACCGGCCCGATTTGTCTAGCATGGCTTGTGTTCACAAGTCTTTTCCTTTGTTTTCAAGGGGTTACGAGGTATGTTGCTGATTCGTGCACGGTTTGTTCTCGTTCTGTTCTGCTGCGCTGTAACATTTTGAAACATTTGTTGATCATCGTGCGCGAGCGGGGCCGCATGGGCGTGACGCATGGGCGTGGCGCATGGGCGCAGGCCCGGCGTGGGGCGGTAACGGAATACCGGGCGCGATCGCGTGTGCGTGCGATATGGGTTTTGTGAGGGGTTGACACAAGATGTAGTGTTTTGTTTCAAAATGTGTCAACAGTCTGATTTTCCCTTTGTTTTCAAGTAGATAGCCCGTGATCGGTGCCCATAGGGTAAGGGTGCCTAGAAAAAGATGGCCCTCTGGCGGCCCGTTTTGAGCCTCTCAGGGCTATTTCACGTTTTGTTGCTAATTCGGACACGCTTTGTTCCCCGAATGTTCTTGCTTTGTCCTTGGCCCTGTTTGGTTCATGCTTTGTTCCCGTTTTGTTCCATGTCTTCAGGTGGTAAGAGAAGACCGGGCGCGGGCAGGCGCGTCGTGCGCTCGGGCATGTGGGCGTGTGTGCGGGCGTGTGTGCGGGTGCGTGCGCGCGGGCGGGCGCGAGGGGTGTGACATTTCTGCAACAGGGTGTGACAAATCGGCGACAGGGCACCGGGGGGAGGGGGGTTCCGCCTCTATGTACTATCACGCGAAAAAGATTTCTCGAAAAAATACCGCATTTTGTGAAATTAGCACTTGACAAATGGTCAAAAGTAGTGTATAATATACTTATAAAGGAGAGGATATGTCTAGAGGAATTTCAATACATGAGAGTCCTTTCCTAGGGAGCAACGGGACGATCCTGACCTCAGAGCTTTTCATAGAGCATGGGCGAGGTGATCAGGCCCTCTATACGTTCACTAGGGAAGACAAAGAGGTAGAGGGGAAAATTTATCCCTCCCTTTATCGTCTCTATATGGAACATGATGACATAACTGAAGCCTCCTTTGTCTCAGCCTGTTTCTATGGTTGGGAACAGTGGGAAAAGATCGCAAATGGGGCCTTATATAGGAGTGAGATAGCAAGATGGCGAACCGACTTAAAGGCGAAGGTATTAGGGATATTAGTCCAAACCTTGGTCTCGGACGCGACATCTGGGTCTAAAAGCTCCAAGAGCTCGGCTAAATACCTAGTAGATAAGCTCTCTAAAGCGGCCAAGGGCAAACCCACTACCGCCGTGATACCAACAACGGAAGAGTCCGCAAGAGAAATAACCGCAGAGGTAGCTCGAGATATCCAGCGCCTCTCCTTGGTCAACTAAGGGGAAACAAGATGAACAAGTTTTTCTATGTCTTACTGCTCATTTGGAGGAAGATCACAGGCCAGTCTACAGGTGGGTTTGGTTTTTGACATGACTGATGATAATCGAATAGGACGTATAGAGCAAAGAATCTATGAACTAGACATGACTGATGGTCATCGAATAGAACGTTTAGAGCAAAGAATCTATGAACTAGAGCAGGATCGTAAGAGTTTCTTCAAAACAGGAATTATAACCCTAGGGGGTTTTGTCCTCATTCTTTTGGGATACATCTTTAAGACTCAGGTCTCACAAGTTATAGGTGGTGGCTAATGGCTAAAGGCCCAGCAATCGACACAATCACAGCAGGTTTCGTGAGTGCTGCAAAGCTAAACTCCAACTTCGCTGCGCTTGTAGCCGCATTTGAGAACTTCCTAGCACTCGATGGTACAACGCCAAATGCGATGCTGGCGGACTTCGATCTCAATGGAAATGACATTCTAAATGGTGGTGATGCTGCTTTCACCGACATCACTATTGGAGGCACGTCTCTCGCTGCTCAGGTAACGGCCGCTGCTGCAAGTGCTACTGCTGCTGCTACATCAGCTACTAATGCAGGCACATCAGAGACTAATGCCGCTGCTTCCTTTGATTCCTTTGACGATATCTATCTAGGGGCAAAAGCCTCAGACCCGACCCTCGACAATGATGGAAACGCTCTCGCTACAGGAGCCCTCTACTTTAATACCACATCCAACGAGATGAAGGTATATGATGGGGCCTCTTGGGGAGCGTTAACATCTATCTCTACCTTCCTTGGTCTTTCGGATACACCGGCCAGCCTGTCAGGAGAAGCCCTGAAGGTTGTTCGTGTCAATGCTGGAGAGACGGCGCTCGAGTTTGTGACCATCTCAACCTCAGAGCCCTCAGACGGGGACAAAGGAGATATCACTGTCACGGCTTCTGGTCTTACGTGGAACATCGATGCGGGTGCAGTTGATGCCACGGCCTTGGCCACTGATGCAGTAGAGACTGTCAAGATTCTGAACGCCAATGTCACTACAGCTAAGATCGCCGACGATAACGTAACCTACGCAAAAATACAGAACGTCGTTGCAGATAACGTTGTCCTCGGTAATATCGCTGGTGCTGGTGGAATCGTTGCAGAGCTCACAGGCACACAGCTCACTGTCTTGATTGATGACTTTACGGACGCTCTTTCTGGTGGCGTTCCCGCTTCTGGTGGTGGCACAACTAAGTTCCTCCGAGCTGATCAAACTTGGGTTGTACCGCCCGATACCACAGGGGGAATTACTGCTGGGACAGCCCAAGCCACCACATCCGGCTCTACCAAGTCCTACACTGGTCTTGCTGCTGGTCTGAATGAAATTACCGTCCTTCTGTCTGGTGTACAGGCGAGCGGAACCGAGAGAATCCTAATTCAGTTAGGCGACTCTGGTGGGTTCGAGGTTACCAACTACGATTCAAACGCCCTGTCTGATGGCGGTTCCAACCAAGCGGAGACTACAGGATTCACTGTCACTTCTAATAGCGCTTCTTCAAACGCTTGGACTGGAAGGTACGTTCTCTCGAGGATTACCGGCAACAAGTGGGTTGGTAATGGAGTCGTCAGCGATAAACCAACCAACAACAGCATTGAGGTCGGCGCTGGTGAGAAAGAGCTTTCCGCCGAGTTGACACAGATTCGGATAAGTGTGGGTGGTGACACCTTCTCTGCTGGTACAGTTAATGTCTTTACTCAGTAAGCAAAAAGATGCGTTTCTTCATTCTATCGTTGCCTTATTTGGCTCTGCCGCTCTTGTATGGGCCACTACTCCTTGGGGTTGGATGGCTTTTTCTAACGCAGCGTTTTGGCTAGGCAGAGAATGGGCTCAGAACCCAACCAAATCCCTGAAGAAATGGTCAACGCACAAACATCTTGAATGGGTCTTACCAACCGTAGTAGGAACTATAGCATCTTATGTCGCACATCGATACCTCTAAGGAAGAAGTAAGAAAAGCTGCCGAAGCCGATTTTGCTGTCTTCATTCGTCTTGTAGATAAGAACAGGCTGCTCGGTCATGTGCATGAAGACGTAATTCGATGGTGGACGAGGGACGAAGCAAAGAGTCATCAGCTTCTTCTCCTTCCACGCGACCACATGAAAAGTGCCCTTGCGGCTTTCAAGATTGCATGGAGACTGACGAAGGACCCTATCCTGCGTGTTCTTTTGCTTTCAAGCACGTCGAACTTAGCCGAAAAGCAGCTAGGCTTCATAAAGCAAATCTTCGAGAGCGAGGTTCACCAGAGGTACTGGCCGGACCACATAAACGCAGACGAGGGGAAGAGAGCTAAGTGGGCTGCTACCGAGATTGTTCTCGACCACCCACTTCGTAAAGAATTTCTAATCCGCGATCCCAGCATTATGGTTGGGGGTCTGACTACCTCCTTCACGGGATTTCACGCGGATGAAATTTACTTCGACGATATCGTTGTCTTCGAAAATGCGTACACCAAGGATGGACGAGACAAGGTCGCACGACAGATTTCTCTCCTTGCGTCAGTCGCAGAAGCTAAAGCTAGGTATACAGTCGTAGGAACAAGGTACGCCCCCAACGATGCGTACAATTCTATGATTGAGATGGTGGAGGATATATTCGATGACGATGGAGAAATCGTGGGCAGTGAAGCTATCTACGAAGTCTACCAACGAGAAGTAGAAGATCGCGGTGACGGCAGTGGCCAGTTCTTATGGCCTCGGCAACGACGTAGAGATGGTAAGTGGTTCGGTTTTAACAGAGAGATTTTAGCTAAGAAGCGTGGGCAGTACCTTGACAGAATGCAGTACCGCGCACAGTACTACAACGATCCCACTGATCCCGACCACCGGCCCATAGATTATGACAAGTTTCAGTATTTTGATAAAAGCCACTTAACGCTTGACAAAGGGTACTGGTACTTCAAGGGTTCTCGTCTTAATCTCGTAGCCGCGATTGACTTTGCTTTCTCGACCAGTAAGAGAGCCGACTACACAGCAATTGTCGTGATTGGTATAGACTCTGAGAATAACATCTACGTCCTAGACATCGATAGGTTTAAGACAGATGCACGTATTTCTGATTACTACAAACACCTCATGGATATGATGAACAGGTGGTCTTTCAGAAAACTCAGAGCTGAAACTACATCAGCACAAAAGGCGATCGTTAAAGAGCTCAGGGAGATGTACCTAAAGCCTAATGGAATTGCCCTGAAGATTGAAGAGCACACCCCAACTAGAGCGGATGGTTCAAAAGAAGAACGTGTGAACTCTATCCTAGAGCCTCGATATGATAATTTAATGATGTATCATCAGCGTGGTGGCAACTGGCAAATCCTAGAGGATGAGCTTGTACAGAAGAAACCTCCCCACGATGATGTCAAGGATGCCTTGGCCAGTGCTATTGAAATTGCTATCAAACCCACAATGAATCTAGGCCAGACAAGGCAAGATGATAATGTCATATACCATCAAAGATTCGGCGGGAGGGCCTTTTAAGTATGCCTAAGAAACTTGGATACCGCACCCCGAAAGTGAAAAAGAAAATCGTTAAGACTAAGAAAACCAAAGGGAAGAAGTAACACATATGCCTGAAACTTTGGATATCCTAAAAGAGGTTGGTCCCGATAGTGAAGCTCTTGCGATTGGAGACCACTGGCGTCAATGGGTAATCTATCGAAACGATAAGATTGAAGAGTGGAAAGAGCTCAGCAAATATCTCTTTGCTACGGACACCCGAACTACCTCCAATAAGAAACTCCCTTGGGCGAACTCTACCACCACACCTAAGCTTTGCCAGATCAGGGATAACATCCACGCTAACTACTTTGCTGCCATCTTTCCTACTAGGAATTGGTTCAAGTGGGAGGGCGATGATCAAGACTCTGCGTCTAAGGAAAAGGCTCGGATCATTGGTGGGTATGTTGGTACAAAAGTCAAACAGAGTGACTTTGTCAACACCTGTTCTCGTATCCTCCTTGATTGGATTGACACCGGAAATTGCTTCGGCACTGTTGAGAATATCACAGATTTCGTGGAAGGGGAAGACGGCGAATTCACTACAAAGTTTGTTGGCCCCAAACTCCGAAGGATTTCTCCGTACGACATAGTCTTTAATCCTGTTGTCGATAATTTTGATAACTCACCGAAGATTGTTAAAGAGCTTGTCTCTATCGGAGACCTGAAGAAAAGGATTGATCAAGACCCTGCAAACGAATGGATGGAGGGTGCCTTTGATGATATGCTCCGTGTTAGAGGAACAGTCAGTTCTCAAGATTCAGAACACGACAAAGCAGAGCTATTCATCGCCGATGGTTTCAGCTCTCTCACCAACTACTTTTCTTCCGGGTCTGTGGAGCTACTCCATTACTTCGGGGACCTCTATGACCACAACACAGGGGAGTTGCAGCTCAACAGGATTATAACTGTTGCCGATCGTTCTCGTGTTCTCCGAAATGTCAGGAACCCCTCTTGGCTTGGTGCGGCCTCTGTGCGCCACTCAGGGTGGAGGCAGAGACCTGATAACATCTATGGCATGGGGCCACTAGAAAACCTTGTTGGTCTTCAGTACCGCATAGACCATCTCGAGAATCTAAAGGCTGATGTTTTTGACCAAATCGCTTATCCCACTAAAAAGATCAGGGGGGATGTACATGACTTTGGTGATCATCTAGGCGAAAGAATTTATATGGGAGAAGAGGGAGATGTCTCCTACCTTGTCCCTGACGCTACAGCTCTAAACGCTGATCTTCAAATCCGAGACCTAAGTGATAAGATGGAAGAGCTGGCCGGTGCGCCTCGGGATGCTATGGGTATCCGTACACCGGGCGAGAAGACGGCTTTTGAGTTTGCTGGTTTGCAGAGAGCTGGTAATCGTATCTTTGAACATAAAGCTTTTCATTGGGAACGGACTTTCTTGGAGCCTCTGTTGAACGACATGCTAGAGGTCGGCCGGAGAAACCTTGATGAAAACGATCTCATCCGTGTCCTTGACCAAGATACTGGCAACGTTATCTTTGAGTCTATCACGAAAGAAGATATAACTGCCAGAGGAAAAATACGTCCTGTAGGCTCTAGGCACTTCGCAGAACAAGCAATACGTATGCAGAATTTCCAAAACATGGTTCAGCTAAAGCGGGACCCATCGATTGGAATACACTGGAGTGGTGCTGGTATAGCACGAATTGTCGCAGAAGAGCTCGACGAGGCTGGTCTATTTTCAGAGAACATTGGGATTTTTGAGCAGCAAGAGACTGCACGTTTGCTTAGGGAAGCAGAGGTTCAGATTGAAGATGAAGAGCAAGTAGCAATAGAGGAAGGAATATAAAATGGGAGAACGCCAACAGGGTCCTTTTCAGAGACGTAGTATCCGCGGAGACCCTCGGTTAAGTGGTGATCCTAGAGGTAGTTTCAGTGTTCCAAAGAGGACTAAAGGTGGTGGACGAAAGAGCTCTGCACCTAGGACTATGGGCTCTACACCTAGACCAAAAGGTATCCAAACTAAGCCTTTGGGGTCACCTACTAAACGATCTCCAAGCCCAACGGCAGGGCGGTCGTTACCACAGTCTCATAGTAAGAGAAATAGAAACTTAAGCAGGTTTTTGAAGAACCTACAGAAAAATGGGAGATAACGATATGAAGAAGAAGAATGATAATCACAAGAACGACGCCCACTCTGTCCACAGTGAGAACTTTGATTACCGGGACGCTCGTGTTTCGGACTTTGATAAAGACACTGGTGCGGATGAGCGTTACGAGATGGGTGGGGCTGATAGCCGCGATATCTATCAGACTATCACAGTAGATGGAATTCTCCGTGCCCGGCGTTGGGAAGATGCAGAACATAGTATGCGGCTGCGTCATGCGGAGGAAATGCACCAGCAGACTCGTAGGCACTACGAGGATATGCACACCATGCGTTTCGGTGTTGCTGGTGAAATGGTCGAGGCAATTGCTAACGAGGTATGGAAGCGTTGTCCTTGGGATCATCCTAGTAAGTAAGAGGAAAACATTATGAATATGACAGCACACAAAGCTATCGCTGCGTTTATTACCGCTGCTGCTGGTGTTGCAGCTACGATCTTTGCCATTAACGTGGACTGGCTTTCGCCTGAGATCGTTGGTGTGATTGCTACAGTTTTGGTCACCGCCGCGACGTACTTCACTGCTAATACTCCAGTAGAGTAACAACATGCCTAGCTGGGTATTTCTAGTGATTGGTTTAGCTGTTGTCTCAGGGTTTGCCCTTGCTCTTAGAAAATGGGGCAAACTCTCAGCAGAGAACAAGCAGTTGAAAGCTACTATAAAAGCTGGGCAGAGAAGGAAGGAAATTGACTATGAAACGGAAAAACTTTCTTCTGATGAGCTTCTTGATCGCATTCGCGGTAGCGGGGTGTAGTACACCACCGGGAGATTTTTGTCTTTCCGCTTCTAATATAACTATGAAAGATAAAACTGCAATCTATATAGTCGATAACGATATCGAACTCGCTAGAAAGATTGCTTCTCACAACATGATGTACTACGAGAGTTGCGGATAATGGCTCTTCCTTTTGTAGACCCTTTCTCTTTAGGCCACCCAACTCGAGGGTTGAGTAGTCCAGAAGGGTTGAAAGGAAGAAACGTTTTTCCGGGTGCTCGCATAAATGAGATGAGAGAACTAAGAGCAAGGCGTCTTGAGGCTTTCAAAAAGCTGCAAAGACAGCTCCAAGAAGACTTTAATCTTAGGGGTGGCGGAACTAACAGTACTCCTGATGCAATGGAGTTTGAAGGTTTCGGTCCTATGCCCTAAAATGGAGGAGCCGCTTTATGGCAATCCAAGCTATTTGGTTTAATGGGACCAAGAAAGAAGACCGAGAAAAAGTAATCCAAGATATCGGTCTTGCTTTCAATGCGTTTAGAAGGCTAGAGGAAATAATCAAATTGAAGATGAGAGATACTTCTCCTGTCTCTGATTACGATAAAGCTTCTTGGCCATTCTTTCGCGCAGATAGAGACGGATATGAAAGAGCCTTAACCGAGGTTCTACAACTACTGAAGGAGCCTGATTAACCATGTCAGCATTCGACACAAACGCTCCGAAACCGGAGGAAGACGACCAGATCACTGAAGACTTTTTAGGTCATCTGGTTGGAGAAGGAAAGAAGTTCACTGATAACGAAGCCCTTGCTAGAGGTAAGCACGAGTCAGATCGACACGTTACGAACTTGGAGAGGCAGCTTGCCGAACTGAGGGAAGACCTAGCCCAAGGTGCCCAAATCACTGAGCTTATGGAATTGGTTCGTAACCAGAGCCAAACGGCCACAGAAGTTCCACCTGTAGATGACTCCAGCGACACCAGCTCAGGTCAAATGTCTCCAGAGGAGTTGAAGGCCCTGATTGAAGATCATGTCTCTGAACGAGATAAACGGTCTACCGAAGCTATGAATTTAGCCGAGGTTGAGGGAGCTCTGCACGACAAGTATGGCGAATCTGCTGTACGCATCATGCACGATAGAGCAATCCGTATGGATATGACTGTTGATGAACTAAAGACGTTGGCTTCTAGAAACCCTAAAGCTTTCTACCGTCTTATTGGAATGGATCAGGACAATACCCCTGAGCCGGGCAATATGATCGGTGGTGGTCAGCGTTCAGAGAGTGGGCAAAAACGGAATGCGAATGTCCGTAACTTTGCTTGGTATCAACAGAAGCGTAGGGAAAACAAGGGCGCGTACTATGCTCCTACTTTCCAAGCGCAACTAGCGAAAGATGCAGAGGAACAGGGCGACGCATTCTATTCTTAATAGCAACTCGCAAGAATAGGAGGTAGGTGCTATGCACACTACAGCTAACTCTGCTCTCCTTACTCGCTCTGAAGTTTGGTCTACTGAGCTTAAGGAGATTCTCCGCGACGAGCTTGCAGCGATGCAGTACGTGGATTGGATGACGGATTTCCCGGACGGAGATACGTTTACCATTCCTAGCATCGGTGTAGCCGACGTGGATGACTACCAAGAGGATGAGGACATTGTCTTCCGGCCTCTGGATACTGGTGAGTTCCAGTTCACGATCACCGAGTACCTGTCGAGTGGTATCTATATCACCCGTAAGGCCGAGCAGGATTTGTTCTATGCAAATCAGCTCATGTCTCGGTTTGTTCCTGAAGAGGAGCGCGCTCTGATGGTTCGCCTCGAAGGCGACATTCTGAAGGTTGGCCCTGACGGTCAGACTGCTGCTAATACCAACGCTATCAATGGTAATAAGCATCGGTATGTCGGGACTGGCACTAGCAACGTGATGGCGATTGAAGACTTCGCTCGCGCGCGGCTTTCGCTTAAGAAGGCGAATGTGCCGGATACTAATCTGATTGCAATCGTTGACCCCTCGGTTGAGTTTACCATGAACACCAATACTAACTTGGTGAACGTGTCGAACAACCCCCGTTGGGAAGGCATTGTTTCGGATGGTATCGCTTCAGGTATGAAGTTCGTTAAGAACATCTATGGCTTTGACGTTTGGGAGAGCAATCACCTGAAAGTCAATGGTACTGAGACCCTCGAGACTGTGGCGATCAGTGGCTTTGCCAATAACTTGTTCTTCTCGGCTGCTCCGGGCGTTTCGCCGTTCAAGGGTGCTTGGCGACAGGCTCCCACCGTTGACACTCAGTTCAATATGAACAAACAGCGTACTGAATTCGTGACCACTGCGCGTTACGGTCTCAAGCTGTTCCGTCCTGAGAACTTGGTTGTCGTTCCCACTCAGACCAGCGTGTAAAGGAGGACATCCCATGACTAAATGGACAAATTCAGATGGCCTTCAGGTTCCGTTCGGTCAGGATCAGGCTCGTGAGACTGCATCGCTTGCAGGTAAGAATTCCAACAATGGCCCGTTGGGCTACTTGGTTTTCGACCTCAACTTTGACGATCTTCCGACCTATACTGCCGATCTGAATAACGATGGCACCAATAACGGCTTCAGTGATTCGGACGCTTATGTTCCGGCTGGGTCGTACATCACTCGTGCTTGGATTGTCGTTGAGACAGCGTTTGCCGGTGGCACCTCTTACGATCTCGGCCTGTATCAGCAGGACGGTACCGTGATTGATGCTGACGGTCTGGATGCTGCGGTTGCGGTTGCGGATATGGCTGCTGCTGAGGCGGTTGACATGAATGGTCAGCTCGTCGCTACGCAGGATTCTATCGGAACTGCTGACGGCTATGTGGTCGTGGCTGCTACTGGTACCTATACTGCCGGTAAGGCCAAGGTCATTATCGAGTACATTCAGGTTGCACCGTAAACAGGGGAGGTTTTTCAAATGGCTAATCCTGTTAATTCGCAATCTCTAATTGCTGACAAGTCTGGCGATGGTCTGTTAGGTGATCGCCAGTCTAACGTAGCCGATGCTGCGGTCACTTTGGCCACACTAACAGCACCGGCTGTGGCTACTCTTACAGCGACAGCCCCCGCTACTCTCTCTGCTGGGACTACAGCGCTTCTAACAGTTACTTGGACTGCAAACGATCCGGGTGGTACTCCTAATGGGATTATCACTATTGCGGATGGTACAGCTCTTGTCGCTGCGGAAGTGATGGAGTTCTTGGAAGAGTACGAGGGCAATGCAATTACCTTGAAGGCTTTGGCTGACGAGTTGATTGCTGATCACGCTACGTTTAAAGCTCTTGCTGATGAGTTAATTACCGACCATGCCACTATGGTTACTCTTCAGAATGAGTTGGTGGCTGATCACGCTGTCACTATTACTGATCTAACTACGATGGCTACTAAGATCAACGCTATTCTGGACGTTCTGGAAGCGCATGGTCTAATGACAGCGTCGTAAAAGTTACGCGGTAGTTGGGTAAGAGAGAGACGCGCCTCAGGGTACCGCGCCCTGACAGAGTTTTTCCACCGCGTAAGTCGTACTGGGCTACAGTACTAGCGCCCGAGGGGAGCGCGATTACCTTCCCCTCACCTTATTCAAATACATATAGGAGATCGCCAATATGGCTGATGTCGAACACAATGCCCTAACAGGAGCGTCTTTGCATGAGCCGAAGGGCGTTGCTGCGGCAAATGATAACGAAGTTTATGTAGCTGATGGTGCTACGAGTGGTACCCACAAGCAGATTACTTCGGCAAATCTAGTGATGGTTCATAGCGCCAGTGACTTCCCTACGGCGGTTGCTGGCGTTCGCACGTTAGTAGCAAACACTGTCTACCATGTTGTTGGTGCAGTTAGTATCGGTAGCGATCGTCTAGTAGGTGCTGCTGGGTCAGTGCTTAGAGGAGACAATTCTATCATAGATGGTCTTACTACTACTAACGCAGGTGCTATGCTCACATCTACAGAAAATCTGATTTTGTTAAATCTTGGTTTCACTTGTACCAGCGGTGATCTCTTTGCCTTAACTGGTGGAGGGGTAGATTCGTTATATATGTCTAATTGTCGTATAACGAATTGTGATACACTTGGTACTCTAACCACGATGGCCCATGTACACATATTAGATACCTATGTTGTAGCGTGTGTTACTAAAGGTCTTACCTTTGCTGGGGTTAGCGGGCATGTCGATCTCATAGGCAATGAATTAGATAGTACCTTAGATACCATACTTGACTTTGGTGCGTCTACTTGGGATCATATCATACTCCAAGCCAATGATTTCAAGAACCCAACAGGTGTAGATGCAATCACTATAGCTGCCAGTGGGGCTAATCTCAAAGCAGCAGGCATTGGATTCATTCTTGACAATTTTATTGAAACAGTCGCTACAGCTACGGCTGGGTATACTGTCGGCGATCTTAAATGGATTGTTAAAGGTAATCCCGGAATAGAAAATAATTCTGGTGGTGCACAAGGCAGTATCACCAACAGCGCCACAGCTACTACATTCAGTGGAACCGGAGCAGGTAACGATGTGGTTGTTAACTTCTCTACAAGTTGGGTATCGGATGTGACAGACAAATTCACACAAAGCACTGCTGGTGTCTTTACTTACACAGGCATTATCCCAATCAAAGTTATGGTCAACGCACAATTCTTCTCCATTATCTCTGGTGGTGCTGCGCGTACGTACAACTACTACATAGCCAAAGATGGAACAATCATTGCTTCCTCGGTTGCCCAAGTTGAGTACGACGGTACATTAGGGCAGACACATAGTTGTCAGAGTCTTGTTGATGTCGTAACAGGAAGTACTATTACTCTTAGGGTACGAGCGGAAACAGCTACAACTAGTTTGACAGTTGATACCTGCGCAATAACAATGCACGAGGTTTAATCATGGTTTCAATGAAGAAGACTCTGTTGCAGATTGTTCAGGATATCCTAAACGATCTTGAATCAGATAGTGTCAACTCTATTAGTGACACCATTGAGGCCACGATAGTCGCTAATATCGTTGGTCAGACTTTCTTTGACCTAATCGCTACGAGAGTAATCCCTGAACACAAAGAGTTGTTCCGCCTGACTGCTTTATCTGATAGTCTTACTCCTACACACTTTATCCTCCCAGACTCTATATCGAATGTTGAGAAGATTGAGTACAACAGGAGTACAGACGGAGACCAAGAGTATCAGGAAATCCACTGGC